GGTCAGATCGTCGGTTGATTGGCCATGTGTGGTGCGCCATTGGGTTATCTCGTGGCGGTACTGGACAATCAAGTCCAGCGCCCATGTGATTGCCTTGACATCGTTGTCTGATAAATCCCAGGTCTCATGATCGTCGTCGGTCATGGCGTGTAGGCGCTCTAGGTGCTCGTTCATGCCGCGGCCTCTTCGTCAAAGTCTTCCAGCCATGTGCTGGCGATTTCGTCCCAATTGACGCGCCACAGTGAGCCGATTTCATGGAACATGCCGAGCAGGGCTTGATTGGGCGGGGTTTCAGAAAAATAGACATCGTGGGACATGTCCTTGACCCAATTCTCAACGTCGCGGGCTAGGGAATACCGCGCGTTTTGTTTGCTGGTCAGAACGGTGTTTGGGCCAACCTTGAGAGATTCGCAGCACAGGTCATTGCGCTGGTCGTGTAAGCCCTCGTCGTTATCAATGTGCAGGACGGTTGCCCAAGTTTCACGGTTGCTCCAGCCTTCGTAAGTTTGGTCTGTCATTGTCTCAACTCCTATCGGGTAAACACACAAAGCCCTGCCAGGGACAGGGCTGAGTCTGGTTACGCAGTGCGCCGGGTTTTCCATCCACGTTTGGCCGCTTTGCTGCGCTGCCTGTATGCCTTCATATCGTTGGCGAATGTCTTGCGGGAATGGATGATGGCCCGTGCGGACATGTAGGCAGCGTAGGCGTGTTGGCCATAAGCGGCGGGTCCGCCTGTAAACTGGCGCTGGTCAACACCATTGATGTGCAGGCCGGAGTTGCCGTAGGTGTCCAACTGGTGCGCGCGGTTGAGCCTGTAGAAGTATAGAATGTCCCTATTCATTTGCCTAACTCCTTGAGGGTAAACACACAAGACCAGGGCACGCCCTGGCCGAGTCTGGTTACTCAACGTGTCCGCATCATTGGTTCGCAAGTCCATCCGCCACTGGACTCCCATTCCTTGCGTGGCTGTGGAAAGTCCCAATTAATGTAATACCCAGGTTTGCCGCGATAGGGCGCCAGCTTCGAGACGACGGCGTTACGCCAAGCGTTGCTCGATGGGTCCCGGGCCTGGATTTGCTGATTAACTTGGAACTGGTTATCGGTCATCTGCTTGGCTCCTACCAGTGGGGCTTGACTAGGGTTAAAGCTCTCAATGTGTGCCGAGTTGGTTAATTCTGGCACATTCGCGCTCGAAAGCTTCGCGGCGGTCAAGCAACTACTGTGCTGCCTCGGCCTGTTCGGCGGTCCAGCCGCCGCGCGCATTGATGATGGTGCGGAGTCCGTTGTCGGATGAGTATTTTAGCTCTTCAAAGAAGTGATCGGTCATTGGGCGACTCCTATAAGTGGGTGGCTTGACTAGATGCAAACATAAGTTATGCTGACGGCATAGTCAAGCATTAAATGACGGGTTGACAAACTTTATGCCATGGCCCATATTTGGCATATGGAACCGGATAAGCGAGACAAGCGGGTTATCGTGCCTCTAAGTCAAGCTGAGGTTGACGCAATCGATGATTGGCGCTTCGCACATCGGATGCCCTCAAGGGCCGAGGCAATCAGGGAAATGCTGCGCCGACGTGTTAACAGTGACATTCAGGAAACATATGACCAAGGCAATGGATAGGTCGCGAGCTGGTCAACAAGGGCTTGCAGGTGAAGAAATGAGACTTACAACAGCCTGGGAGATCTACCAGCGGCCGTATCCACGTTTAAGGCGTGCGGATCAAATTGTTCAAAGGTTTGTCCGTGAGGTTGAAAGGCTACTGGCTGAAGAGCTTGGCAAGCAAGCCGAGCTGGTAGACCAGGCACTAGGCACTAGGCAAGCAATGATATTCGGGCAGGAAATGGACGACGATCTGAAGATCATCTGTAGCTGCATCGAAGGAGCTTACAGTACGGATGATTACAAGGGCGGGTACTCCCATTCTGATTTGGATAGGGCGGGCAGAGAAGAGCTTTCCCAAGCATTTCTGCGGTTGTCCCGGCGTTTGAAGGAATTAGAATTGGCACTAGGCAAGGCAGAGTAGGGTGGAGCTAACCCGCCGACGATTCTTTCAAGCTCTGGCGGCGAGTGTCGTGGCGGTTGGTGTGCCGTTGCCTATTGGGAGGCCTGCTCGGTATCGTGTTAGGGAAACCGATTATCTGACTGACTCTGATGCGTGGTTCATGGCTTTGGCTCGTGCCATGCAGCAGACCAAGCAGACGGTGGGGGCGGACGTGTTCAATGGGGCTTTCAACAAGTAGGAACGCCATGACAAAGCTAGATTATCCGGTTCTTTCTCATGCAGGTGCCGTGAACAATAGTTTCCTGTCAGGAAACACGAGGCCGGACAATGGACAAGCCGTTTAACACTATGCCTACGATGCCCATTGATACGGAATCGGCATTGGCTCGCATTGCAGCATGGTGAAAGCGGGGAAACATACGGTGATGACGGACAATGGTCCCTGAACACAAGCCTGACCCACGCTATGAAGTGTCGGTCCTAGACGAGTGGATAATCTATGAAGGCGGCACTGGTAGCTACTGCGAGGTGGTGAGAACGCGGTGGGTAGCTGATCCGAACGCACCAACCGGCGGTAATGACCGCAGCCATACTTTCACATGAGGACTTTACAGCGAAGCCCTGTGGTCGAGAGGTGTGTCCAGGAAACAAAGTTAACTGAGGGGAAAGCGTCGAGAGCCGAGCCACGTCCACCTCGGCGCGGTACCCCAGTACCAGCTTGGCCCTGTAACCCACGGTCACACGGGGTTTCGTGTCCTGCCCGTCCTGTGACGTACTGACTACTAATCAGTACATCATAGCCCCATAACCCACAGTGACAGCGGGGTACAGCCATTGACATGGCCAGTGGGTAGCGGTACGGGTAGCGTTACGCCGGCTCATGCCCAGCCACAGCCACACACAGGCTGGCCATGGGCGATCGGCGCACCCCCCGGGTGGGGTTGGGGTTCCATGGGTCCCGCCCCGGCACATCACACTTGGAAAACAGGTTCAGTACCGTTTCGGCTACTTTTACGCGAACTACTCAAATCCGGGCCATCTTTTACACGGGGTCAATAGATCGATTTTCCGCTGCTTATTGGAATTTGACAATCTAGCGGTTGTTTAGCCCTGAAAATTTGGTAAAATAAGGACTGAAAAATGGACGTTTCTGAATTCAAGGCCTGGTTTGAAGGCTTCACCGAGGACATGAGCGGACAGCCCACCGCCAAGCAGTGGAAACGCGTCAAGGCGCGCGTAAAGCAGATCGATGGCACACCTACCACGGAGCGGATTTTCATTGACCGCTACAGGCGCCCGTATGAGCCGTATTGGCCGCAGCCGTATTGGATAGGCACGACTTCCAGCAACGTTTCTAACATGACCGTCACGGCTCTGGCATCCGACCATCCGGGTATGAACGCCCGCAATGCCTTCACGGCGCTGGGCAAGGCTGAGGCTGCTTCTATGGCGGCCTGAGAATAATGACCCGACAGGAGGGTTTACCTGTCCTCGCCTGGCTTGGGTTCGACTCCTGTTTGCCGGGGCTACGGCTACGCGAAAGCTATGCTGCGGGGTTTGGCGGTTCGAGTCCGCATCGGGACATTTTTTTGAAGGAGAATCTGTGCCTCACGTCCCAACATATAAACTGACCGACCATCAGGCCCGTGTGGTCGAGGCCCGGAAGTCGCCGGGGATCACCTGGACGGGTGTGGCTAACCTGCTCGGGTGCAGTGAGTCTTCGGCAATTGGTTCTCACAAGGCAGCCATGAAGAAGCTCGATGCCGAGGCCGCTGCGGTGGCTTCCCCAAAGCCCCCCTCCAAGAGCTTGGCAGCGCCCACCAGGGCTCTGAAGCGTTATATGAAGTCCATGGGCCGGGTGACTGACAAGACCATCGAGGAGGGTCTGGAGAAGGTCATCGGGGCGGTTCTGTGGCACTTGAACCACAATCCGGAGATTATCGCCACAGCGTCGTTTCGGGATTTGTCGTCGATGCTGGGGATGTCGATTGAGAAGCGGCAGCTTTTGAAGGGCGAGCCCACGGCGATAACGAGATTTCAGGATATCAGGAAGCTTGACGAGGTTGCGGAGATGTTGAATTCTGAGTTGAAACGTCGTGGGAAGCTAATTGACGTGGTTGCAGAGGAAATGACATGAACGCGAGTGCAAAAGAACTTGCTGATATGGTTCAGGGTGCCGGCCCGATCCAGGGTCCGTTGATAGCCAAGGCCGCGTCCACGGTTGTCAAAATAGACAGTGCCCTATGGATGGCAAGGGCACTGCTGGAGCGCACGGGACAGCTCGATACACCAATTTGTTCGCCCAATGGGCCGACAATCGGCGTGATTATTGACCGGGCACTCGCCGTTGGGAAGGCACAGTGCGACGTGGTAGCGGAGGAGGTGTGATGGATGATCTTGAACTCCTGCGGGCTAGAGCCGCGGTCTTTCTTGAGGACAACCTGCCAAAAGATGCTTTTTGGAGGGTCAGCCGTATTGACGACTGGCCGGAAATCGAAATTATTTGGAAGGCGCGGGTTTATTTTCTCAAGTTGGCGCCGCATCCGGGCCACAATCTTCCATCGGCGACGTCCTTGACCAAAGAGGAGAAAAGGATTCACGGCGCGCTGATGACGGCGGGCGCGCATGTATGGATTGTCCACAATTTGGCGAATATCGAAAGTATTTTACGGGATTTGAATGTGATTGACGTAGCGGCGGAGGAGGTGTGACCGACCTCTCCGCCCTCACCCCGGAAAATCTTCGCGCTCTTTCGTCTGAAGATTTGGCCCGTGTAACCGGGAGTCTTCTGGATCAGCGCGCTGAGATCAGGAAAGAGAGCCAAATACTCTATTATCGTCCCGCGTCGGAACTTGCCAAGCAGGTTCATCTATCCAAGGCCCACACGATAGGAATTGGGGGAGGGAACCGATCCTCAAAGACCGAAACGGCTCTCGTGGAAGCGATAGCCTGCGCGACGGGTGTTTTCCCGCTCGATTTTCAGGCTGAGTTTCGCGAGAAGTTCAAGGGACCTTTGAATATTCGTCTTTGCATCGAATCTCTGACCACGGTTCTTCATCCGATCATGCTACCGAAGCTGATGTGGTGGCGCTGGACCGGCATCGATCAACCAGGGGGGATTCGGGGTCATTACGGCTGGGTTCCGCGAATGTGTCTCAAACAGGGCAATTGGGACAAATCGTGGTCTGAGAAGCTTCGCACGCTGACATTTCTCTGTCGTGATCCTGACGATCCGGACCGGGTTCTTGGTGAAAGCCAGCTACAGGTACTTTCCTACGATCAGGACCCGACCGATTACGCTTCCGGTACGTTTGATATCGTGATTCACGACGAGCCGCCGCCGTTTTCTATTTGGAGAGAGAACCAGGCTCGTGTTTTGGACGTGGCCGGTAGAATCTTTCTGTCCATGACCTGGCCTGACGATCCGGCCATACCTGTAGATTGGATTTACGACGAGGTTTATGAATTAGGCCAGTCTGGGCCGATGAAAGACCCCGGGATAGACTGGTTCGAGCTACAGACCCTCGATAACGTCCATATCGACGCAAAATCAATCCTGGACAAGACCAAGAGTTGGACCGAGGAAACTAAGAAGGTCCGTCTCAAAGGACAGCCCCTACGTTTCTCCAACCGTATCCATCCACTTTTCACCGACACCGAACAAGTTTGGTGTTTTACTTGTGGGAAGAACTGTATGCCTGACGAAGGTGTGTGTGGCTGTGAGAGAAAATCGGTTGAGATTGTCGAATATCAGCATATTCAAGATTTTGACATCGGAGAGAGCTGGCCTGTTGTCTTTCTCCTCGATCCCCATCCTCGCAAGCCTCATATGTGCATGTGGGTGGCGGTCGATCCTAGCGATGATTACTGGGTCGTTCAGGAGGGTGCGGTTGAAGGTGATGCGAGCGATTTGAAGGCTTACGTCGATGGCATAGAGGAGGGGATGAACTTCAATGTCAGGCTGAGATTGATGGACCCAAACATGGGCCGTTCTCCCTCGGGAGCCAGAAGGGAAGTCACCTGGCAGGACGAATTCGAGGTCGTGGGGTTGAGGATGGACCTGGCGGACGATTCCGATATCGGAAGAAAGCGGGTCAACCAGTATCTTAAGCCTGATGAAAACACCCGCCGGCCGAGGCTGATGATTCATTCTCGTTGCCGGGGGACGGCACAACACCTCAAGAGATTCGTTTGGGATGATTTCAAGCGTTCTGCAAATCGTGACGTTAAACAGCAGCCGAAGGACAAGTATTCCGACTACCCGGCACTGCTGAAGTATTTCCTGAACTATCTGCCTACCTTCAGGACGCTTTACACCGGAGCACCGGTCATTGTACGCGGCAACAGACGAGGGGCTTATTGACCATGAGTGAACCAGTCAATTTGGCGGAAGAGAGAGCCACTCGTGATGGCGATTGTCGGAAGTGGACCCCTGTTGACGCGCTGAAAGTATGTTTGCGCGACATAGAGAATGGAGAAATTGCTCCCGACATTCTTTACATTGCCATGGCTCAGAGCGACGAAGGAAAAGATGAAGCATATTACGATTTCAAAGTCGCAGGTGGGAAGAAGCTCGACATTATAGGACTTCTTTTCAAACACCTATCACTCCAAAATGGAGATGATGAGGATAATTAAAATTTGACCAGGAGAGAAAATGGCTCATAGACGTGAGCGCCCGCGCCGCAAATCCTTCAAATTTGACAACACTGAAATTGTCAAGCGGGTTTTGAAATTCTACAAGGACGATGACACGGCTCGTAGTGTCGAGAAGGAAGTCCGTATCCAGCGTTATGCTAAGTTCCGGATGTGGACCGAAGGCAAGGACTGGCCGTGGCCGGATAGCTCTGATGTGCCTCTTTCGGACATGATGGAAAAATCCTTAAGGGTTCAGGACACTCTCCATAATGCCGTCATGTCGGCCCGCCCTCCGATTGGCTCTCAGGCTGTCAGTGGGACCGACCCCGAGAAAGAACGCTCGATTGATCGTTTGATAGACTATCAGGTTTTTGTCGAGCAGGACGGCGAGAACATCATCGGGGATTTGGCCGACGCTTTTGTGAACGACGGTGAGTTTACCGTTTTCGTTCCTTGGGTGAAGGAATTCCGCGAAACTTCCGACGCCAAGATATTCGACCCCATTCCTGACGATGCGGAGCCGATTGACTATTTCCAAGCCATTATCCAGCAGGAATTCCAGGAGCCTGCGGCGCCATCGGGAGCCAATGGCTGGGACTGGCGCGTTGGGGATAAGGAAGTTTCGTTCTACACCGATAAGGGCGGTGGGATTGAGCGGATCATCAAACAGGAGGTCGTTGTGTACGACGGCCCCCGGATAATCCAGAAGGAATGGGACGAGGTACTATATCCCGCACGGGCTGCAAATCTTCAAATTCCCGGACCGTCCAACCCTCATGGGGCGGGTCATGTCATACTTGTCGATTATCCGACTATCGACGAGGTGCGCCGTCTTGCAAAGGGGGGTATTTACGATCTCCTGACCAAGAAAGACCTCGATAAGCTGGAAGCCGCGGGCGAAAACCGTGACAATCAGGAGGCGAAGGATCAGAAAGACGACCTTCAGGGGATCACGCCGGCCCCGGTGGACAAAAAGGTGACTTCGCAGAAAACCGTCACGCGCCTGCTTTGCTTTGATATTTTCGATATCAACGGCGATGGCGTGGCTGAAGATGTCGTGTGGACGGTCATCATGGAGACCGAAGCTCTTGCGAGAGCCAAGATCATGACGGAAGTCTACCCGTCTAATCCTCCCAAGCGCCCCCTTGCCGAGCAAAGCTTCATTCCCATACGCGGGAGAAAAGGCGGAATTTCTCTTCTGGAGATGATGGAGGGGCTTCATGACGTGATGAAAATGACCCTCGACCAGACGGTGGATTCCGGTACGCTGAAGGTTGCTCCACCGTGGTTCTACCGACCTTCGGGGTCGATCAAGCCCGAGATAATGAAGCTAGCTCCGGGGGAGGGATATCCGCTTCAGGACCCGCAGCGGGACGTGTTTTTCCCGCAGGCTAATTTTCAGGCCGAAACCCACGGGATCAATCTTCTAACCATCATGTCCCAATGGCAGGACCACTTGACTACCATAGGTCCGCTACAATTGGGTGACGTGCCCAAGGGTAAGTCTTCGGCCTTGAGAACGGTTGGTGGTATGTCGATGGTGGCCGCGCAAGGCGAAGCGCGTCCCGAGAGAATTCTGCGGCGCTTCTTTAACGGTCTGGCGGATATCTGGAAGCAGGTACACGAGCTGAACCAGAATTTCCTGCCCGAGGAAAAGAAGGTGCGGATTATCGGGGCGAAGGAGAAATCCGAGGATCCCTACTTCACCGTAGGCAGAGGGAATATCTCGGGGGACTTTCACTTCGACTTCAAGGCCAATGTGCTGAACACCTCCAAGACAGCTTTGCAACAGGGCCTACAGGCCCTGCTGGGCACCTATGCGTCCGACTTGGCGTTTCAACTGGGTATTATTGATGGGACTGGGTTCTACCGCCTGTTGCGCGAGTTTGGACTGTCTTGGGGGCAGGACCCGGATCAGTTCATCAAGGAACCCGTCCCGGGTGCGATGAAACCGCGAATCTTTGCCGAAGAGGCTATTGCGGCGATCATGCGGAGCGAGATTCCCGATGGTGAACCGGGCGAGGGGGCGGCGCAGCATCTTGAGAAAATCCAGAAATACCTCGAAGGGGATAATCTGGGGCTTCTAACCCCGCCCCAGGTCGAGATATTGAAGGTTTATCTACAGGAGGTGGCTGAGAAGGCCGCTTTGGAACAGAAGCAGCAGGCTTTGGCTCAGGCGGCGCAGAACTTCGGTCAGCCGGCTCAAGGTGGCGGTGGAGCGGCGCCGGGTCAGGATGCAACACTTGATGCACCGTTACAGACCAATGAGCTGATAGACGAGAGTTTACCCGGAGCTGGAGGAGGCGCCAATGTATCCCAGTAGAGACGAATACCAGAAGATGCAGGGGTCAATCCGGGCCAACGGCCGCGATTACGACGTGAAAATGGTTCAGCAGGCGGCGGTCAAGGCGGAACTTCTGACCGGAGACCCGATTTGGGACCTGTTCCTGACCTACCTGCAACATACCATCGAGGAGACCGAGGCTTACAGACAGAGCGCCCAGGCCGTTCTGGTTCATCCGTCTACCGTGGATCATCACGAAATGTTACAAGCCAAGATAGCTTTAGCGGAGTGCAATTCACGGATAGACATCTTGAGGGCGGTTGTTTCTCTGCCGAAGGATTTGATCGAAATGGGCGCCAAAGCCAAGGGTTTGCTGGAGCGCGAGGAATGAAATTGGCCCGGATTGCGCCTAATGTAGCAATTCCTACCCCGATATGGGAAAGGCTTGAAACTTTTTTGCTTGACAGGCGGTCGGGTAATGTGACACTCAATATAAGGGACGGTCATATACTGTCGGCGCGAGTTGAAGATGTGGTGACCGTCACGCGCGCAGAGGTTCGCGCGCAAGCCTAGGGTAATCGGATAATCCGAGCCTGCTACCGGGAAACCGGCGGCGGGCTTTTTCGCGTGTTTCGGGCGTAATCGACGGGCCGCCGCCGTCAGACCGGGCGTAGCTACGTGGGCCGCCGCCACAAGAAGGAGGATCGAATGGCAGGTGAAAACCTCAATCTGGACCCCGACGAGACAGAGGGCAAAGGAGAGCCAATGGTGCCGAGAAGCGCTTTGGAAGCCGAACGGCACAAACGGCAAGCGGCGGAAAACTCGGCAGCGGAGTATCGCGGTCAGGTTCAAGGTATGACTGTCGCAAAGCCGGAAACCGATTCTCCCAAGGAGTTCAGTACTGCCGAGCTACGCCAGGCCGTGGACGAAGGCAAGCTTACGGAAGACGAGTCCGAGGCCATTAAGGCGCGGCAGATCGAAAAGCGGGTTACGGCGAAAGTGACCGAGGAAGTTGAAACCAAGCTCGCCGCACAAAATCGCGGCGAGCGGGTCTCTGCCGAGATCGGACGTTACAAGGAAGCTATCCCCGATTTGACGGATACCGATTCGGCAGCGTTCAAGAAAGTTCAGACCGAGTTTTCGTATTTGACCCAGCAGGGTTACGACGCCAACGACCCTCGGACGGAGTTGATTGCGGTTCGCGGGGCGTTCGGGGACATTGACCGGCTACAGAAGATCGAGCCGGGCAAGCGCGAGACTCATCAAGAGACCGGTGGGCATCCTGATCCCAATACGGAATCTGTCGATGGGGCACCGAAGGATATGTCGGCCGACACCAAGCGGTATTACCAGGATCAGATCAACCAGGGCACGGTGATCGATTGGGAAGCTGCTAAGGCTGAGTGGTCTTACAAACCCAAGCACTCGCCGCGAGCGAGGTCCGCTTGATGGCATTTGCCGCTCCCAGTGTTCTCAAGGGCAAGGATTTCTGGACGCCGCAGCGGCGCTTATGGGCAGCACAAGATACTGGCCGCAGGCCGGGTCGGCTTCCCGGGGGGCACGTTGGAGACTGCGAGGATTTGAAGAAGGCCATTATCCTTTGTGAGGATGGCTGTGTGAAAAAGTTTAACGCAAAGAGGGCTGAGTACGTCGTGAAGAAGAATATTCCCATTGTCAGGGGAAAATGTGACGGATGCAGTCAATTCACGTCGCGCGGGCGTCTGTTAGTCCACTATACGCTCGCCAACATTTGTTAAAGGAGCCTATCTAAATGGATTACGCATACAATTTGCAGGGCGGTGTGACCCCTGTGGCGATGAAATTTCAGGTTAATGAGACTCATGCAAACCCAGGTGTTGTAACCACGGCTCCGGGCGCCGGAGAAGGTGGAGTGGCACTATCAACTGCCGGTGCTACATCTTTTCCCGATGCGCTTGGCGTGACACTCGACACGGCCACGGCAGTCACCGCGCAGCAGACGGACGGCACGTCCACGGAACGGAAGGTCACGGTGATTATCAGCCCCGATGCGGTCTATCGCTCTCTGATATCTGGCGGGGCTACGGAAGGCACGGCGCTGGTCGAGTACACCGTTTCGACCGCGATGACCGATGGTCTTACCCTGACCGACACGTCCGTGACCTGGACAAATCCGGCCTGGGACGAAGGTTCGGTTTTCTTCACCTCCGGAGTTAACAAGGGCCAGCACCGCAAGGTTATCACCACTGGCGGGTCGAATGTCGCGACGTTCAAGAACGCCTTCGATTTCGACAGCGCCGTCAACGATACCTACGTCAAGCTGCCGTGGTGGTTTGCCGATGCTACGTCCAAGACCCTACAGCCCACAACCAACCTCTATCAGGCAAATGCCTTGATTGCCGTTGGTACGGGCGGCGCCGTGAAAATCATCGACATGGAATTGGACGAAAACGATACGAACGGCATGTACGTCCTCTTCACTCTCGACGATCATGCGCTAAACCACGCATAACGACTAAGCTTTTTCGGAAGGATTTTTTCAAATGGGTGTTCCTCACACAACGGGCGCTTTCGGCGATCTTCTGGACATCCGTTTCCAGAAAATCTTCGACGACAATTTCCCGCAGCTTAACGACATGCTGCCGGAGTTGTTCAATTTCGAGCCCAACAACGGTCGGATCGACATGCGGTTCAGCCAGGTCTCAGGCTATAGCGATATCCCCGAGTTCGACGGTTCGGTGACGTATCAGGCTGCCACGCAGGGCTATGACACGACCATCACGCCTATCGAGTTCGCCAGCGGAATCCAGGTCGAGCGGCGTCTATTCGACACCGACCAGTACTCGATCATGAACCAGCAACCGGCAGGGCTTGCGCGTGCGTCACAGCGCACTCGGCAGAAGCATGGTGCGCGGCAGTTCAACAATGCCTTCTCGGTCGATACCAAATTCTACAATAATACCGAACAGGTGGCGCTGTGTTCGGACAGCCATACGACGACCGTGCAGACCGCCTCGACCGCTAGTGGTTTCGATAATCTCGTGACGACTGCGCTTTCAGCAACCGCATTGGCGACGGCGCGCATTCAGATGCGTGGCTTCCGGGATGCCGCTGCTAACCGCGGTGATATCGAACCGGATGAGATTCTGTTCCCGCCCGATCTTTACGAGGTGGCTTTCGAGATTAACGCCTCGATGGGCAAGGTCGATACGGCTGAGAACAATCGCAACGTCCACTTCGGCCGCTATACCATGAAGGAATGGAACTACCTGACGGACCCCAATAACTGGTTTCTGATGGATAGCGCGCTTCGGGGCGAAAGCCTCAAGTGGTTCGATTCCGTGCCGACTGAGTTCGCCCAAGCGGAGGACCTCGATACGATAATTGCGAAATGGCGCCTCTACGAAGTTTACGGCAATGGCCACTTAGATTGGCGCTGGATACTAGGAGCCCAGGTTTCCTAGCACGGAGAGAAACGATGCCACATCCGATGACTGACGCTGAATTCAAGGCGGAGGGTGACTTGGACGCTTTGATGCGCGCCCAGGAAATCGACCGCGACCCCGCACGGCAGGTTGCTGCCAAGAGGCTTGCGGAGGAGCGTAAGGATGAGGCCGCACGAGTTGTTGAGTCTCTGCCCGGCCGGTCCCCGCGCACTTTCAACGGTGCGGTCAGAAACAGCAGAATGGTGCCAACGTGATGGACGCTACTTACACCGTCACCTTCAAGGGCTTCCCGGACAAGTTCGTCGCTCTTCTTGACCGTTGGATCGAGGAAGACATTGCCGCTTATCCGAAGCGCATGGCCATGGATAGCGCGACCGTTGTGAAGCAGCCACATGCTGAAGCTGCGCGACAGTTCCGCAAGGAATTGAAGAGTGCTGCCAAGAAGGGGAAGAAAAATGCCCAATCCAGATAGTGGCAATCTCGATAGCCAGCTTGGCAACGCCCCGCCGAAGTTCAAGCGCAAGGCAGGCGGCAAGGCCCCGCCGGTCAATGTGAAGCCGGCCAACTGGGGTGGTTTGCCGGGGCCGACACAGCCGAGGGATCGTTCGGCCGGTGTGAAGAAATTGAAGACCCATGCGATGAGCAAGGGTCTGTAGCGGGTAATTTCGGGTGCGATTCCCGTTGGCAGCTACGTGAAATCCGTAGGTGTCCCTAGACAGGAGAAGATAGATGACTTTGACACCCTTCCCACATGGAATTTCAAGTTTCGGCAGCCCGGTCATGGGCGGCAGTGGAACCTTGCCTGTCATGGGCGGGCGCATTGCGGCCACGGGCGATGCCAAGGTGTATTTTGTCGATCCGGCCAACGGTTCGGACGGCAATTTGGGGCTTTCCCCCGATAAGGCGCTCAATACTGTTTCTGCCGCCTATGCCAAGACGATAGATAAGTCCGGCGACACAATTTATCTGCTGAACGACGGCAACACTACCGGTTCCAGCGTCGAGAGCGCCACCATTACGTGGTCGAACGACAATGTGCATCTCGTTGGTCTCTGTGCCCCGACTCTGTTGAGCCAGCGGTCTCGGATCGTCTGGCAGGGCGCCGACGTTGTAACACCGCTGATTAACGTCACCGGCAATGGCAATCTCTTTTCCAACGTTTCGATCATCGAAGAAACAACCGAGAATGCCGTTGCCAGCGTCGGCGTAAGAGTCTCGGGTCAGCGTAATGTTTTCCATAATGTTGCCATCATGAGCATGGTTAATACGAACACGGGAGACGAGGCCGATTCAAGCTGCCTGCTTCTCAGCGGCGGTTCGGAGAACACTTTCCGGGGGTGCTATATCGGCGTGGATACGTCGGCCCGAAGCGCGTCCAATGCCAGCGTGGAATGCGAGAGCGCCGCAACGCGGAACGCTTTCTACGATTGCTTTTTTGCGATGTTCGCGGATGCGGCATCGCCGGTGTTTCTGGAAGCCAGCACCAGCAGCGACATCGACCGTTGGTTGCTTTTCGAGCGCTGCAAGTTCATCAATCCGGATACCATAACCGCCTGTTCGACCATCACCCAAGCGTTCAATGTGAAGCTCGGCTCCGACTTGGGCGGCGTGGTCTTGGTCTTCGATTGCTTCTTCAACGGCATGTCGAACATCGTCAGCGCCGACAACACGGCAGTCAGAGTCATGGGGGCCACGTCGGCAAACGCTACTGCCGTACAGCGAATGATGGTCGCCACCGCCGCCGACTTCAATTAAGTCTAATGCTTCTTCAACGGGGGCGCACAACGGAAGGCTCTGCCGTACAGCGAATGATGCTCGCAACCGCCACTGATAAGACTACGGTGTAAGAGGATAAAATGACCGAACTTTCCACTGAGAACGTTCTTCATCCTCGCCAGGTTTCCGAACTCAACGAGGACAAGTCGAGACTTGAGAAGATGCTTGGTTCGGCGCCATACATTCGGAGCCAGCTTGTTGACGGCGGGGCGAATGTTGTCAAGCAGATTCAAGGCATTGACAAGATGCTCGAACAAGCCCCCAAGCCCATCCCGAAGGAACAGCTTGACGCTGCGGTAAATACCGAGAAGTTGCTTCGCGAGTCTTGGTTAATTGGCATGCCGACACAGGCCGAGATGCGCCGTAATCCTTCGGGGGCGGTTGACAAGAACCGATCCTGGTCGGACCGCAACAAAACCGGCATATTGCAGTGGAAGCAGCTTCGCCGCCGCCTGCATGCGAGTGGTGTTTCGAAGCATCGCCTGGCTGATGAGGGTGATATCTCCAATATCGAGATATATCGTCCCGAGGGCGGGCCGGGTGAGCTAAACATGCATAACGAGCAGATACCAGGAAAGGTTATGAGCCTTCCCCCGGCGGGCGCGGGGCCTGCCACGGTGATGTCAGACGAGCAAGCCGAGATGCTCCAGAGCATCAACCCCGAGCTTCACGGCAAGATGGCGTTGCTCAGCAACGATCAGCGTGCCGAGGTGTTGGGGCTGGTGGACAATTTGATTGGTGGCGTCAAGTCGAAACCCAAAAAGCCCAAAGGTTCCTATAATGAAAGCCCGATTGCGCTTTTGAGGACAGAGGCCAAGTCTCTGGGCATCAATGTCTTCCAGAAGGGCCGGGAACAGCTTCGCACTGAAATAGCGGAGCGGAGCGGCACTCTCGTCGCCAAGGAGGGGTGATGGCGTATCCATTCATTTTTGAGGAAAATTTTGAATTAGGTACTAAGGGTGATTTTGGCGCAGAGGCCGACACTGGTACGAAATTGGACTTCCCCCACTACTCTACGTTGGCAGCCATCCCCGGTATGGCGCTTCCCTATCGTGGCGCCTATTGTATGAGGATCGATTGCGGCGATGCCAACGACCACACGCTATTCGAGGAAGACCTGGATATTGCCGATACAGACACGGCGTGGGTCCGGTTCTATCTCTACATTCATCCGGACTTTGCGGCCACATCCAACGATATTTTCAACATTTTCGAGTGGCAGAGCACGTCCAATGTGGTAGAGGCATGTATCAGCTTGCAGATCACGGCGGCGACGGATTTGGTGGATATCGCAATCGCCGATGGCACCGAAGCGTCGTCTGGCTTTACAAATATATCCAAGGGAGTTTGGCATCTTGTTGAGGCGTTGTTCACAGTCGATGTGGCGGCCGGCAGCGACGGCGTTCTTACTCTATTTGTGGACACATCGCAACTCCAGACTGTAACTGGTCATAACCAGTCGCTTGCGATCACCCATGGTGTATTCGGAACGCAGAACACTGCGTCTACCACGACAGGCGTGTTGCTTTTCGATCAGTTCGTTTTCGACGACCTCCAGGTTTATGGTTTCCAGCGCCGTTACCCCGAAACCATTCTCTGCACCAAGAGCCAGCATGTTTTTGTCGGCAATGGTCGAATCGATAATGTCACGCTGCTTTCCGGTGACACGACGGTCAATAATCAAGTCAAGATTTATAATACCGACACGGCCGATACGAACGATGCATCTCACATTGTTGCTGAACTTAGGAATACGGCCGTGAAGGAAATTGTTGACCCTGCCGGGATGCCGGTTCGCGTGACGAGAGGGGCGTATGTCCAGATTACAGGCACTCCAGAGGACGGTGGCCCGCGAGCTCTTGTTCAAATTGGCGCCGCACAGGGTTGGGGTTCAGAAGGTGCGATCAGGAATTATGCGATCAAGAGGGGGGTAATATGACCAAGGTCAACCTCTATGCGCCTTTCGCGGGGGTCAAGGACGGGCTCACTCTTTGTACGCTTCTCAGGGATGCGAAGAAGCTAGAGGAGGTTATGGGTGTCATTGAGATACTCGACGGGCGGATAAGGGAGATCAATGAGGCTATCGAGATTCTTGGCAAGGCTTCCAAGATGGACGCTCTTTTGCGTGAGGCAAAGCAGAAGGATCAAGATGCGCTGTTTGTGCTAAATGAAGCCAATGAAAACGCCGGGCAAATCCAGAAAGATGTCAAGTCCTGGGCGGATGATCTCCGCGAGAAGATTGTCGAGCGCGAGGATGCTGTGGCGGCGGGCGAGAAAGCCCTTGCCGAGGACAAGTCCCGGTTCAACGCCGATGCTGCTGCTTGGCAGATCGCGAAGGCCAAATGCGAAGCAGAACTTGCCGATCAGACGCAGCTCGCGGCTCGCAAGCTTGATGAAGCCGTGGGACTCAAGAAGCGTTATGAAACAGCCCTTGCTGTCACGAAGGCTGGAGTGGCGGCAGCCTAATGGCTGACGCCATGGTGGCGCGCATGAAGGCGGCAACGGTGGCCTGATGCCCAATTCCTGGATCACCAAAAGTGACGGGACGGAAATCCGCCTCGCACACCCGCTCAACCGTTCGGGCATGGCCGCGAGCGATACCGAGCGCAGCTACGATTTGCTGAATGACCCGCGCTTCCAGGACGCGGACAAGACCAAGACCGCTCTGGTGCTCAAGACGCTGTTGCAGGAGGACCTCACGACCCGGACGCTGGTACGGGATTTGCCCGACGACGAATGGACCAAGACAACTGATCCCGTGACCAAGCATGGTGAGGCGATGTTTTGGGAGGGCAATGGTGCCAAGCGTGTGGTGGTGTCCCGTCCGACCATTGTTGAGCGGTTTGAGTGGGACGGCCAGGACTGGGACCACAAACTGCGGCGGGCGCGGTAGATGGCGCTAACTTTGAACAATCTCACCGGATTTGAAACGGCCGGTGCAGAAGAAGCGTTGAGCGTATCTAATTCACCGACTTTTCCTACGACTGATCCAAGATCAGGTAATAGACATCTTTCAATTGCGTCCACGCAAGAATATAAATTTCCTTGGGTTGCAGGCGGAGTCACAGATCAGGGCAATGATTACATTGTAGGTATTGCTATTAAATTATCTTCGACTTCTGCTGACTCATCGGGATTTATAAAGGTTCGTGACGATGTGGCGGGAAGATTATGGCAACTGGAGGTAGCCAGCTCTAATAAGTTAGCTTTGACCGATCAAGGTGGTGTTGCTGTTGTAATAACGAGCACAGATTCTTTAACTACAACACAGTATCATTATATAGAAATATATTTTCAGCATAGTGATCCAGGCAATGCTGAAATGTTTATCGATGGTGTGAGTCAAGGAACGGCTTCAAGCGTAGACTTTAGTAACGGCAACAGCATGAATGCAAGTGCTGCTTTAGAAATGGTGCATGACGGTTCAAATACTTTTCTTGTGGACGATATTTATATTCTCTCCGGTGCCACCGCAGCCTCCGACCGCTACGGCGATTTTGCAGTAAAAGCCTACCAGTCCACCGATGTAGGTGCAACCGACCAGGGCGACACGTTGGCGGACGGCACCTGGGCGCTGGTAAGCGAGACGCCGGGCAACGAAGGTACCAGCAACGATGCACAGTATCAAGACACCGGCAATCTGACCGGTAGTACCATTACGGACGGGGGCGACAGGCCAGGGCCATCAGGCGATAGCGATGTGACTGGCGCGACCATCAAGGGCGCGAAGTTCATTGGTAATTTCAAGCGCACCACAGGTGGCGGCAGAACACACACTCTCTTGCATGGCAATAATGTCGATGATGTAACGGCCACGGCTGATTTAGGGCTAACCGTTGATTACATCATTTATGAGGTGTTGTCAGAAGCGGCTGGTATTGTCCCGACTGAATCCGAATTCTTCCAGCAGGGCTTTTCCAAGTCTGCCACTGCAGGCCAGGACATATTCTGCGGCGATCAGTGGGCCATGCTGGGATATGTGCCGGCGGCGGTCGCTGCTATCCCCATACCTAGTTTAGTAATGGCACCCTACATTCCGGCATGAAAGGAACACACTAATGTCACGATATAGCGCAGGCGCTCGAACGACCGCTGGCACGTCGTTGCAGCCGATGATGTCGATATGGTCGGCTGCTGCTTCAACGGGGACGCTCCGCGAGGTTGGCTGTTTCAATACGACGGCTACCGCGGTTGAGATTTTCCTCACTCGTTTGACAGCGGTAGGGACCGCGGGGGCACTTCTAACCGAGTCACCCTATAATCCAAAAGGGCCGCTACCCCTTTGTACGGTAAACACAACGCATAGTGGCAATGCCACGCTTGGAGATGATTTAGGTTATCGGGCGGTGCTTGGGGCGGCTGTTGGTTCTGGGGTTATCTGGACCTTCGGAGACACTGGGATAGTGATTGGATTGCCGGATGCCCTCGAGCTCGTCACGAACGGCATCGGGATCATCCTTGAGACCGGCACTGGTCAGATTTGCCAAACCTACTTTATTTGGGATGAGTAGCAAGCCATTGAAAACGCACAATCTTTTGGCCTACAGGAAGGGCTGCCGCTGTTCAGAGTGCCGCGCAGCGAATGCTGCTTCCGCCCGCAAATACAAAGCCCAAAACCCCGAGCGCTACAAGGCGAATAAACGCGCCTGGGACCAGGCTCTCCGTAAAGAAGTTCTCGATCATTACGGAGGCAAGTGCGTTTGTTGCGGAGAGCGCGAGTTGGCGTTTTTGTCTCTTGACCACAAGAATGGTGGAGGGAATAAGCACCGCCAAGAGCTTGGGCTTCGCGGATCGGGTATCTGGGCATGGACAAAGCGTGAGGGGTATCCGGATATGTTTCAGGTCCTCTGCCACAATTGTAATCAAGCGCGAGGATATTATGGTCGATGTCCTCATGAAGATTACCCGGCGCTCTACGCTGTAGCATGAGCGCACTGACGCGATATCCGGTTCCGCAGGCTACCGCGGCAGGTAAGGTCGATGGTCCCCGGCTGCTCTTCCGCCTGGAGCCAACGATTGTTCCGGAGCCTGTACTTGCGTTCCTGCGACCCCTTCGTGGCCTGGAGGTCATTGAGGCGGGCGCGGTTGATGATCCTCGGCTTTACTTCCGTCTGGAGGCTGCGGTGGTTCCTGGGCGCATTATGTCTAGTCTTGCCGCCCATGGGGGCTTGGCTGGCCTTGGTGGTATTGCAGGACAAGGCGGGGGCTTGGCGGGATAGATGTATTTAGGTGATTTCAAGGAAGACGGCGACGTTTTCTTCAAATTCACAACCCGAGCTTTTGCCACGGGCATCCCTACGGTCTTGGCCAACACGCCTGTCTTGTCGGTCTTTATCGACGAAAATACGACCGGGAAGACGACCGCAGAGACTTATTTCGATCTGGACGTGTCACTTGGCAGCATCGTTGGCTACAATAATGTACGGATTGATTTGAGTGGCGATGCGTTTTTTGCCACGGGCGGTGACTATTCAGTTGTTATCACCACAGGCACGGTCGATAGCGTATCTGTGGTTGGTGAGGTAGTTGGTACATTTAGCATCGAGAACCGTTCGATGGGCCAGCCGGTAGGCTCAACTCTTTCGGATGATATTGCGGCGATTAAGTCTGAGACGGCGCTTATCGTGGCCGACACCAGCGAAACACAGGGTAAACTCCCCACCAACAAGTTCATGGGGAGTTCTGACGGAGCCGACGACGACGGAAACATAAATTCCATCCTGGCTGGTACGGTGACAAACGCACAGGGCACCGATGTTGCCACTGACGTTGCAGCCATGATTGATGTTAATAACAGAGTGGACGTTGGCGCATTTCTGGGTACGGCTGTTGCGGCAGCAACGGCTAGTGGGGAAGTCAACGCCAACGTGACGGAACTTGGCGGTGTGGTGCAGTCCCTGACGGACCTCAAGGATTTTGCCGATGCTGGCTATGATCCAGGGACGAACAAGATCACGGGTTGTGTGCTGACAGATACCGTTACCACAGTTACCAATCAACTCTCGGCGGCGACCATCGCGAACCAGGTGTGGGACACGGATGCAACAGGCCGTCAATCAGCCGGCTCATTCGGTCAAGCCATTGGCGATCCAGGCGCGAATGCGGAGACAATGTACGATGCCGTTATAACTGACGCAGCGGGTACAAATGTTGCTGTAGATGTTGTTGCCGTGAAGGCAGAGACCGTAAATATCCTAGCTGACACAGACGACATTGGTGTAGCCGGTGCTGGCCTGACCGATCTCGGTGGCATGTCTGACGGCATGAAGACCGAGGTGGAGAGTGAAGTCAATGATGGCTTGGTGGCACTTGGCCTAGATCATCTCCTCGGAGCCTCCGTGACGGGCACCGATATCACCGACAACAGCATCATCGCAAAGCTAGTTTCGAAAGAGGCCACGGCGGACTGGGACGACTTTGTAAACACCACGGATAGCCTCCAGGCCATACGCGATCGTGGCGACGCGGAGTGGATTACAGCAACAGGCTTCTCAACACATAATGCGGCGGCTGTCTGGTCGGTCGCTACACGGGTTCTGACGGCCAACACCAATCTGAATGATATCAGTGTCTCGGACATCCTAACAACACAAATGACAGAGGCATACGCGGCCAACGGTGTGGCTCCAACTCTGGCACAGTGCATGTTTGCTATTCATCAGTTTAAGATGCAGCATGGCATATCGGGTACGGCTTGGACGGTGCGGAAATTGGACAACACCACCACGGCATTCGTTGTCACTCTCGACGATGCGACGAACCCAACCGACGCCAAGAGGGTCTGATGGCAATTCGCACCGTTGTTACGCGAGGCTTCGGAAATGGGACCTTCAATGGCACCATCGCGCTAGTTGTCACTCGTGGCTATGGGGCGGGTGCTGCTGTGACCGCCGGAACCCGCCGTCAGCGCCAGATCAAGTCCTTGACCCGTTCACGCCGAAGACGTAGGTGAGAAAATGGCTGTATTCACACCAGAGGTGAGTCAGACGGTCCAAATTGAGGCCGCCAACAGCCATAGTATCGATGCCTCTGGCCGCTGGCGAGTCTCAAATCCCCAAACCCTCTTTGACTCGAAATTGACGGGGATAGACAATGCGCCGCTGTTTTGGGATGAGCAGCTTGAAAGCGGCACGATGGCGACGACCACGCCAACAGCCGACAAACCGTATATCGATTTCACCAGCAGCGATACAACGGCGGGAAAGCGGACGCGACAGACCTTTCGCAGATTCAATTATCAGCCCGGCAAGGGCCAGCAGATAAAGATGACGGGCATTCTTGAACTTGCGAACGGGACCAAGACGGGATGCGAAAGGCGTATAGGGCCTCATGATGATAACAACGGGGCATTCTTTGAATCCGACGCTGGGGTGGTAGGCGTCACGCTGCGTTCCCACGATTCAGGATCAACAGTTGACACCACGGTTGCCCAAGCAAGCTGGAACCTCGACAACATGGACGGCGATAACGACACCGAAAACCCGTCAGGGCTCACTCTTGACACTACAAAAGAGCAGATTTTCGTTATCGACTTTCAGTGGCTTTCCGCGGGTCCTGTTCGGTTTGGTTTGGAAATCGGTGCCGTTATTATTTACGTCCATGAAGTCACGGCTGCCAACGCGGCGACAATTCCGTGGGCCAGCACGCCTAATCTTCCGCTTCGATATCAGATTATCACGACGACCGATTCCGGCGTTTGCTCGATGCGCTGCATTTGTTCGGTTGTTGTCTCGGAAGGTGGAACGGATGATCTCGGCATATTAAGGTATAAGTCAACGGCTGGTGCGGCGGTAACGACGGATGCGGAAAACTCACTATTCGCTGTTGTCGGGGTACGGTTGAAGTCAACGCATGTGGGCACAACCATCCGCATGATCCGGGCCGCGCTGCAAATCCATACGGCTCTTGAATTTGCCGAATGGGTGGTTCTTTTCAACCCCACCGTGGCGGGCACTTTTACCTATAGCAATTTGGTGAACAGTTCGGTTCAGACGGCCCTGGGGGCTACTGCGAACACGGTGACGAACGGTATTGAAAACGCTGGGGGGTATGTCGAATCCGATAAAAAGGGCGGCGGGAGCATAGACGAGGCAGTGGGCAACGCACTGACCTTGGGGGTTGCGATCGACGGCACGACGCTTGATACAATTGTGCTTTGTGTCCGTCCTATCGGGGGTGTTTCGGCGATGGACATAGAGGGTTCGCTGACGTGGCGTGAGTTGATTTAATGACGTTAATTGGGACGACACTTGGGCAGTTGAGGCCCGGAAACACGACAGCGGTCAGCGTCTATTCGCCGCCGAGCACGACACAGGCGCAGATCACAAAGATTGTTGTCTGCAATACGGCTGCGACCACCCAGAAATTTCGCATCTTTCTTGACCACGATGGCACAACTTATGACGAGACTACGGCGCTGTTCTGGGATATAGTGACGCCTACCGATACAACAGTTGAGATCGATGGAGATTGGTGGATGACTGACAGCGCGGGGAACCTTGCAGTGAGAACGGATAGCGCCAGTGCCTTCACGTTTACCGTTTTCGGAGCGGAGCATCAGGTATGAGTAGCACCAGTCAAGTCACTGATTTCAGCGATCTCTACACGGATTTGTCCAATCGTGTGAGAATCCAGACGGGTGTGACCGCGAGCGAAAATCAGGCCAAGCGCTACATCAACACCGGCTTGCAAGACATGCACATAGGGTTTCAAGAGGGCTTCACTTGGGCGGAACGTGTAGGCGAACTGGTCACACAGCCTCAATATACCACCGGGACACTTTCGATCGATCAGGGTTCTACCACTCTGACCGGCTCAAGCACGCTCTGGAATACTAACAATGCCTTTAACGTGGCAAATATGCGCGCTGGGGGTAAGATCGTGATCGACGGCGGGGTTGAGGTGTACGAGATAGCTTCTGTCTCCGGCGATACTGCGGCGGTGCTGACTGCTACGTATACTCAGTCGGATGCCAGCGCGGTTTCTTACGTCTATTTCGAGGACGAATACGCGCTCGATTCGGACTTCCTGCGGCCCGTGAGTTTCAAC